AATTGATCGCCATGCCGCGGCGAAGATCGAAGAGCAAATACGCACCTTCGCAACAGGTTATCGCAGATGCCCCACGGACACCCATCCTTCCCGAGAAGATTGAGCACTGGCCCATCAACCGCCTTCGGCCCTATGAGCGGAACCCGCGCACGCATACCCCAGAACAGATTAAGAAAATTGCTGCGAGCCTGCGGGAGTTCGGGTGGACGAATCCCATTTTGGTAGATGGCACGAACGGCATCATTGCAGGTCACGGACGCATCAAGGCAGCGCAGCTCTTGAAGATGACTGAAGTGCCCGTCCTAGAACTCAAAAATCTAAGTGAAGCCCAGCGACGCGCCTACATCTTGGCTGACAACAAACTGGCATTGAACAGCGATTGGGATGGGGAGCTGCTCAAACTAGAGCTGCACGCCTTGGATGAGATGAAGTATGACCTTGAGTTGGTGGGCTTCGATGGTGCTGAACTCTCCACCATCATGTTTGCCGAGGAGATAGACCCGAACGACAAAGCCGAAAAGCCCGTGAACTTCGTGGTTCAGTACAACATCATCTTTGACGATGAGCAGCAACAAGATACCTTTTATGGATTCATTCGCTACTTGAAGGAAAACGACAACGAAAGCGAAACAGTAGGGCAGCGCCTGATTAAATTCATTGAGGACAACGGCTATGGTGCGACTTAGAAAATACATTGAAGCCGATGTCCTGACTGAGGCTAAGAAGCGCATCCACCACATCTTTGACCTTTTCGATACGGTCGCTGTCATGTTCTCAGGAGGCAAAGACAGCTTGGTGGTGTTGCACCTTACCCATGAAGTCATGCTGGAGCGGGGTATTACGACACCCCTCAACGTGGTCTTTCGAGATGAGGAGCTGATACCTGACGAGGTGATTGACTTCGTGAATGAGTATCGTCAACAGCCTTGGATAAAGATGCTTTGGTTCACCGTGCCCTTGAAGTCCACCAAATACATTCTCGGCGTGTGCAAGGACTATGTGCAGTGGGACACCGAGAGGAAATGGGTGCGTGAAAAGCCTGAGTGGGCAATCAGCTTGGAGGCTGACGATAAGCGCGTACTAGACCAATACACGATGGATGGCTTCACCTCGAAATACTACAAGGGCAAGGTCGCTTTCCTGACGGGCATTCGAGCTGCTGAGTCCTTGATGCGTTACAGGGCGAGTGTCTCCAAACTAAATGACAACTACATCAACGCAGTGAGCGATGCAACAGCGGGGAACGTCAAACTCTGTAAGCCCATCTTTGATTGGGTTGAGGATGATGTGTTCCGATATTTCTACGACAAGGAAATCGCTTACTGCAAGCTCTATGACCAGCAAATGTATGCGGGGCAAGCCTTGAGGGTTTCAACCCCGCTGCACGCGGAGACAGCCAAACGCTTTGATGTCATCAAGACGGTCACGCCTGACTTCTATCAGCGCGTCATTCAGTTATTCCCTGAGATGCTGGCTCATGAGCGCTACTACAAAGAGCTAGACCGAAAAGCTATCAAAGAGCGCTATGGGCAATCGATGGAGGGGGTGAGGGCTTGGATTGAGGAAAACATTGAGGACGAAAACCAGTACGCCTTGGCACTCAGCCGATTCAAGACCACGGTGACTGCAAACCGAAACGCACCCAATGCGTATCCCAGCGACTACATCTTGAACTATTTCATGAGTGGTGGCTTTAAACGCCAGCTCCTTCCCAAGTCTCAACCCAAGGTCAAAGCATGAAGAACGAACCGATTATGAATGTGGAGTGGCGCGAGGCGTCTGCGCTGCAAGCGAACGGATGGAATCCAAACGTGGTGTTTACGCCTGAACTCAAATTGCTTGAGCGCTCCATTTTGAAAAGCGGCTGGATACAACCCATCATCATTAACCCTGAGGGCATGGTGATTGACGGTTTTCACAGGTGGCGCTTGTCGCAGGACTCGGCAGCGTTGAAAAAGAAGTACGCGGGCAAAGTGCCTTGCGTCATCATGAACCTCACCAAGGCTGAGTCCATGCTGCTCACCATTCGCATTAACCGTGCGAAGGGCAGTCATGTGGCGATTCAAATGAGCGAGATAGTGCGGGAGCTGCTGGACGTCCACAACTATGACCCGCAGGAGTTAGCGGACAACATTGGGGCAACGCTGGATGAAATTAACTTGTTGCACACCGATGGGGTCTTCAAGATGAAGAACATTGAGAACTACAAGTACAGCAAAGCATGGTATCCCCATGAAACCAAGGGGAAGAAGGTTGCGATTTAACGATGAGCAATATCTGACCGATTGGGTAGATAAGCGTCAGTACCCAGCAATCCACAACAATATTTTCAGTGCGATTGAGAATTGGACGCGGGGAAAGTCAGCGCTCGATTTATGTTGTTCAACGGGTTTGTTGGCGCAGCGCATGAGCACTCAGGGAAAGATAAATTCTGTTGGTGTTGATGCGGATTCAAGAGCCATTGCATTGGGCATTGAGCGGGGAATAAAAGTACCCCTTTATCTTCTAAATATTCAGTCTGAGACGTTGAATGACCTTGCAAAAATCATCACCACCTCTAACATTACTTTATTGGTAGCGAGAAGATGTCTACCTGAATTATTCGGTGCGAACGCAGACCTAGCCAATGAATTTGAAGAAATGATTTGGTCTGCTGGCATTGAGGAAATCGTACTGGAGGGGAGGATTGCTACCAAATCGGCAGTCAACCCTTTGGCTACTTTAGCGAAGGAGGTCGCACTATGGAAGCGACGCTACTCCTTATCTCGGCAGGGGCAGAACATTGCCTATTTAACAAGGAAACTATGAAAGAGTACAACGGGTTTTCCTCTGAACAACGCACTAAAGCGCAGGGGTGGCTTAATCGTCAATGGAGAGCTGGGAGCTTGGATAAGCCAACGCTCTGCTGCGCTTGTGGTCAGGACAAGGGCGTAATAGACGCGCACGCTGAAGACTACTCTGAACCCTTTGCCAAGGGTAAGACGGATGGCTTTCACCTTTGCTTTCGCTGTCACATGATGGTGCATTGCAGAGACAACAACAAAGATGCTTGGAAGCGCTACAAGGCAGCACTTACCGCGGGCATTACCTTTGAGCCATTCCTGACGCGTAACTTTGGATTGTTTGTGTCTCAAACACTCAAGGGCATCCCACCGATTGACTTTACGGGCTTGCCACGGGCAGATGTCTTAGGACAGATTGAATAACGCATGATTGACTTTGCTGCACTTCGCGCTGAATTTATAGCCTCAAGTTTGAGTGTGAGGCAGCTCGCTGAGAACCACAAGATGAGTGAGAGCACCTTGACCAAGAGGGCGGTGAAAGAGAAGTGGGTCGAGCAGCGTAGGAATATGGGCAAAAAAGTGCAGGAAAAGTCAGACGAGAAATACATCGTCGATAAGGTCAAAGAGCTTGCTTTGAGCAATCGTCAGAGTATCAATTTGGCACAGGTATCGCGCAGTTTGGTCAACTCAAGACTCAATCGAATCAACCAAGGGTCGCAGCAAACGACGATGGCTGAACTGGATTTGATGTTGCGAATTGGTGAGAGGGCGCAAAAGGTTGAACGCATTGCCTTGAATGTCTCTACCAACAACACCGCAATGGCAGTGGGCTTGGGTGAGCAGTCATTGGTCATACCGCCTTTGGAAGATTTGCTGGAAGCACAAGCACGGTTGTTGAGCGCCTTCTAATGGCAAAAGCTCCGATTGCCCTTGTGCCCAAGTCCACGCCCGCGCCAATATGTGATTTGGACAATCCCGCTGACTTGATGATGGCGCAGATTGAGACGCGGGCAAGCCTTCACTTCTTCACCCGCTTCATGTTCAAGTACCGAAAAGGGTACAGGTGGCGTGACAACTGGCATCACAAATTAGTCTGTGATGCCCTCATGGATGTCTTTCATGGACATACCAAACGCTTAATCATCAACATCCCGCCACGGTATTCAAAGACGGAATTGGCGGTGGTGAACTTTATGGCTTGGGCAATGGGGCATTGTCCTGATGCCGAGTTCATTCACACCTCCTACTCAGGCACTTTGGCGGTGAACAACTCAGGACTTGCCAAAACGATGGTGGAGTCCAAGGAATATCAAGCGCTCTTTCCTGCAACCAAGATTCGCTTTGACAGTAAGAGCAAAGCCGATTGGCGCACGACAGAGGGCGGGACTGTCTATGCCACAGGTGCAGGTGGTTCAATCACGGGCTTTGGCGCTGGCAAGATGCGTGACGGCTTTGGTGGCGCAATCATCATCGATGACCCCCATAAAGCAGATGAAGCGCACAGTGACACCATGCGTAAGAACGTCATTGAGTGGTTTGGCAACACGCTGGAGAGTCGAACCAACAGTCCTCAAACTCCCATCATCCTCATCATGCAGCGACTACATGAGAACGACTTAGCTGGGTTTTTGCTGGGTGGTGGTAACGGTGAGGATTGGAAGCATATCTGTCTGCCCGCCATTGATTCAGAGCAAAACGCTTTATGGGACTTCAAGCACACACTTGAGGAACTCAAGCGGATGGAGGCATCAAACCCTTACGTCTTTGCTGGGCAGTACCAACAAACACCAGCTCCCCGTGGTGGTGGCATCTTTAAGACGGAGTGGTGGAAGTATTACAAAGAAGTGCCCAAGCACAAGCGCATCATTCAATCGTGGGATACGGCATTCAAAGCCAAAGGTGCTGCTGACTTTTCGGTATGCACGACATGGGCTGAGTGCGAGAACGGTTACTACCTATTGGATAGTTTCAAGCAGCGCATTGAATTTCCTGAGTTAAAGAGAGCAGCAATCAATCTCTATGAGTCGCACAAACCCCACGGCATATTGGTAGAGGACAAGGCAAGCGGGCAGTCACTCATCCAAGAATTGAGGCGTGAAACACGCTTGCCAATTATCCCAATTCAAGTCGATTCTGATAAAGTGAGTCGGGCATACGCCATTACGCCTCTTATCGAATCAGGTCGAGTTTTCTTGCCTGAAAAAGCGCCTTGGTTACTGGACTTTATACATTCATTGGCGACTTTTCCTAACGGCGCTCATGACGACGATGTGGACTCGACCACTCAGGCATTGAATTATTTTGCGCGTGGTGGTGGCAAGACAGGACTACTGGACTATTACGCAGACGAGGTTCGTAAATTAAAGGCATCAAATGGCTGACCCAATCAAAACTCCCATCTCTCAAGGCGTGATAGACCGCGTAGTGAGAGGTATCAAGTATGTCGTCTCAGGTGCAGACCCTGACGCTTGGTTCAGTCCCTCCCAGCCATTGCCCCCTTTCGCTCAAAAGCAAGCCGTCGGTCGTCAGTTTGACTATCAGACGGGCTACAACTTACAGCAGCAGCCCAAGGTCTATGAGGGCATCACCTTCAGCCAATTGCGTCAACTTGCAGACTCGCTTGACATCCTTCGCTTGGTCATTGAAACCCGCAAGGACATGCTGTGCAAGATGAAGTTCATCATCAAACCTACGGATGCAACACTCCCGCAAGATGAACGCTGCAAGGCTATTCAGGAGTTCTTTCGCTTCCCCGACCAAGAGCACTCATGGGATGAGTGGCTGCGGATGCTACTTGAGGACTTGTTCGTTACGGATGCTCCCGCACTCTATCCACGGCTGACCAATGGGGGCGAGATTTATGCGCTCGAACCGATGGACGGTGCAACGGTCAAGCGAGTTATCGACGGACAGGGTAGAACACCAAGTCCACCTGAAGTTGCATATCAACAAATCCTCAAAGGCGTACCCGCAGTCGATTACTCCAAGGATGAACTCATCTACAAGCCGCGTAACCTGAGAACCAACAAGGTTTATGGCTACTCGCCCGTTGAGCAAATCTTGATGACCGTGAACGTAGCTCTGCGTCGCCAAGTCTCTCAACTTCAGTATTACAGCGAAGGGGACGCGGTTGACCGCATCATGAGCGTGCCCGCTGAGTGGAATCCTGACCAAGTGGCGCAGTTCCGTGAAT